GTGCGTATGTGGGGCTAACCACTTCTCTCTGGGGCTGCGGCCCCAGATTTCCCCCTTTCAACTGTTTAGGAGAATATCATGGCTCTTCCCAACTCCGGCGGCGGCTATCAGCTTGGTGATGGCAACGTCAATGAACCCACCATCGGCGATCAGGGCGACATCACGTCCGGTCTGACTTCTGCTGTCACGCTGACCGCAGCGCAGATCGCGACGGGCATTATCTCTACCACCCCCGGCTCGGCCCTGAACTACACCCTGCCGCTCGCGGCGGACATGGACGCGCTGTTTACGAACGCAAAGACGAACAGCTCGTTCGATTTCTCGGTCATCAACCTGAGCAGCGCCAACATTGGCTCTCTTGCCACCAACACGGGCTGGACCCTTGTTGGTACGATGGGCGTTGCTGTGTCCAGCTCGTCGCTGTTCCGCGCTCGCAAGACCGGCGACGCAACTTGGACGCTTTACCGCATCGGCTAACATTTTGACGCCCCGTCTACGGGCGGGGCGTCTTTCCAACAGGTATATCCATGATCTACATGCGCCACCCGGTCCACGGCACTAAAGTTGCCACTATGGAAGCCGAAGCGATTTATGATGAAGAGAGCGGCTGGAAACGTTATACTCCCGGCGAAGCCCCGCCTTCTGACACGTCAGAGCCGGTAAATGAACTTGCACCCCGGCGACGCGGTCGCAGGCCGCTGAATGAGGAAATGACCAGCTATGACGACAGCCGGGGATCAGATTAACGGAGCCCTTCGCCTTCTGGGTGTTCTGGCCGAAGGCGAGACGCCGTCTGCGGCCACATCGCAAGACGCGCTATTTGCGCTCAATCAGATGATCGACTCTTGGGGCACGGAAAAGCTCTCGACGTTTACGACGCAAGAGCAAGTCTTCAATTGGCTGCCTGGGCTTATCAGCCAGACGCTTGGGCCTTCTGGCGATTTCGTCGGCGACCGTCCCGTCCTCATGGATGACGCAACTTATTTTATTGATGCCTCGACTGGCATTTCCTACGGCATCAAGCTGATCAACCAGCAGCAGTATGACGGCATCGCGGTCAAAACCGTGACCAGTACTTTTCCACAGGTAATGTGGATTAATACTAATTATCCCAACATCGACATGCACATCTATCCGGTGCCCACCAAGGTGCTGGAATGGCATTTCATATCGGCGGCGCAACTGACGCAGCCTGCTACCATCGCAACGCCGCTGTATTTCCCGCCCGGCTATCTGCGGGCGTTCCGGTACAATCTGGCTTGCGAATTGGCCCCTGAGTTTGGCGTGGAACCTTCGGCGACGGTTAGCCGGATTGCGATGTATTCCAAACGCAATCTTAAGCGCATCAACAACCCCGACGACATCATGTCGATCCCCTACGCCATCGTCAGCACCCGCCAGCGGTTCAACATCTTCGCCGGGAACTTCTGATGAAAACCCCGATCCTTGGCTCCGCGTATGTAGCCCGCAGTGTCAACGCTGCGGACAACCAGATGATCAACATGTTTCCTGAGGTCGTACCTGAGGGCGGCAAAGAAGCCGCGTTTCTTCAGCGCGCGCCTGGGTTAAACTATCTGACATCGTTGGGCGCTGGCCCGGTGCGCGGGCTTTGGCAGTTTGGCAATTACGGTTACGCCGTGTCGGGCACCACGTTCTACAAGCTTGACAGCAGCTTTAACGCCGTTGCCAAAGGCACCGTCACAGGTACAGGCCAAGTGTCGATGGTGGACAACGGCACCCAGCTCTTCATAGCGGCGGGCGCTAACGGTTACATCTACAACGCCGGTACGGACGTGTTTGCGCAGATCACGGACCCTGACTTTGCTGGCGCGGTGACTGTCGGGTTCATCGACGGGTATTTCGTCTACAACCAACCAAATAGCCAAAAATTCTGGGTGACGTCGTTGTACGATGGCACGTCCGTCGATCCGCTTGACTTTGCCAGCGCCGAAGGTTCGCCCGACAATCTGGTGTCCTTGATCGTAGACCACCGCGAGATCTGGCTATTTGGGCAGTCGTCTATCGAAGTCTGGTACGACGCCGGTCTGCCGGACTTCCCGCTGTCGCGCATCCAAGGCGCGTTTATCGAAATCGGTTGCGCTGCGCCGTTCTCCGTCGCCAAGCTCGACAACGGCGTGTTCTGGCTTAGTTCAGACGCTCGCGGTCGTGGTATGGTATTCCGGTCCAACGGCTATGCTGGCGTCCGCATCTCGACGCACTCCGTCGAATGGCAGATCCAGCAGTACGCCGACATCACGGACGCGGTGGCCTACACCTATCAACAAGACGGCCATTCGTTCTACGTGCTGAACTTTCCCAGCGCCGACATCACTTGGGTCTACGACGTGGCAACCCAAGCGTGGCACCAGCGCGCCGGTTGGTTGAACAACCAGTACACCCGGCATCGCGGCAACTGCCAGATGGCGTTCAACGGCCAGATCATCATCGGCGATTATCTGACCGGCGACATCTACTCTTACGATCTCAACGTCTACACCGAAGCTGGCGCGGTTCAAAAATGGCTGCGTTCGTGGCGCGCGTTGCCCACCGGCACCAACACTCTGCGCCGTTCGACGCAGCATAGCCTGCAACTTGATTGCGAATCGGGCGTTGGTTTGGACGGCGCGGAACCTGCAACCACGACATATCTTAGCAGCATCTCGTCTGACGCTGTGTCTGCGGGCGCAATCAGCGGTGAGTCGGAAGAGACCACGTCGGAAATTATCGTGCAAGGATCTGACCCGCAGGTCATGCTACGTTGGTCGGATGACGGTGGGCACACTTGGTCCAACGAGCATTGGCGGTCCATGGGCAAGATTGGCGAGACCGGGCGGCGCGTTTTGTGGCGCAGGCTTGGCATGACCATGAAGCTTCGTGACCGTGTGTACGAGGTGTCAGGGACCGATCCGGTTAAGATCGCCATCATGGGCGCGGAACTGATCGTGAGTCCCACCAATGCCTGATAATATCACGCAAATCCCGGCTCCGCGTGTCCCCATTTGGGACACGATGACGAACTACGTGACGCGAGCGTGGTATCGGTACTTTTATAACCTTTATGCCATTCTTGGCAGTGGGTCGCTTCGCAGCGGGGCGTTCTATGACACGACCACGCAGACCGCCGCCGTCATCAACACGGCTTACGCCATCACGCTCAACAACACCAGTTTAACCCAAGGCGTCAGCATCGGGACGCCAACGTCGCGGGTCTACGTGGACCGCACTGGCTCCTACAACATCCAGTTCTCGCTGCAACTGATCAGCACCAACGCGTCGGCCAAAGATGTGTTCATTTGGGCGGATGTAAACGGCACGTCCGTGCCGGATAGCGCCACCAAATTAACTTTGTCAGGGTCCAATAGCGCGTTGGTCGCGGCGTGGAATTTCGTCATTCGCATGAGCGCAGGTGACTATTTCCGGCTCATGTGGTCTACTACCAACACAAACGTTCAGATTGCTTACTTACCGGCGTCTGCGCCTGTACCGGCCATCCCATCAGTTATCTTGACCGTAGCTTCGAATATAGGTGAATAATGGCTGTTCTCACTCCATCCCCCAAAACAGCTTTTGTTGACGCTGCTGGCGAACCGCTAGTTGGCGGCCAGTTGTACACCTACATCGCCGGTACGACTACGTTGCAGGCGACCTACACGGACGCGACCGCGACGACCGCCAACACCAATCCAATCATCTTGGATTCTCGCGGTGAGGCCAACGTCTGGTTGGGCGGCGCAATTTACAAGTTTGTACTGAAGGATGCTGACGGCGCACTGATCTGGACGGTCGATAACATCTCGGCCCCCACGGCTGCGGTGTCGCCCGTGTTGTCTGGCAATGTCACCATCGACTCCAACACGTCTTCCCCGGCGCTCAAGATCACCCAGACAGGCACCGGTTCCGTTCTTAGGGTGCAGGACTCTGCTGATCCTGACGCAACGCCGTTCCTTATTGACAATTCCGGCAATGTCGGCATTGGCACCGCGACGCCTGTGTCTGCGCTTGAGGTTGCTTCGCCTGGCGTGATTACTGGCGCGTGGGCTTACCTTCCCAGCGGCACGGCGATGATTTTCGTGCAAACGTCGGCCCCTACCGGCTGGACCAAGTCCACCACGCACGACAACAAGGCGCTGCGCGTGGTGTCTGGTACGGCTGGCAGCGGCGGTACAACGGCGTTTACCAGTGTCTTTACGTCGCGGACTATCACCACCGCCAATATGCCCAGCCATACGCATACCGCAACGGTTACGGACCCCGGCCATACGCATGGGTCTTCTACGGGGCAACCTTTTGTGTCATATGGCGGTAGTTATACGGCCAGTGGCGGCGGCGCATTTAACCCGCAACAAGCAAACATTGCTTCTTCTACGACAGGTATCAGTGTCAGCAACGCTAACGCCGGTAGCGGCACGGCGATGGACTTCGCCGTCCAATACGTTGACGTCATCATCTGTGTGAAAGACTAACAATGCAACTCAAGAACGGATCATTCTGCCCGCTGATCAAAAAGGAATGCGTCCAGCTCCAATGCGCTTGGTTTACGCAGTTGCGTGGGACGCACCCGCAAAGCGGCGCGGAGATTGACGAGTGGATGTGCGCCATCTCTGCCATGCCCATGTTGCAGGTCGAGGTCGCCAAGGAGGCGCGGCAAGGCGCTGCGGCGACTGAGAGCTTCCGAAACGAGATGGTGCGGGCGCAGGCCGAGGTACTGCCGTCGTTTGTCAAGCAACTGTCGTAGGGGGCGCGATGGCGACGCGACTGGTAGACGACCGCGACATGGCGCTGAAAGTTGGTTTTCAGGCTACGGACTGGTCGATACCAATTTCGTACGCGGATTACACAGACGTTTTGCAAACGTGGGATGTTAAGGCTATAGTCCGTAACGATACTTGTATTGGTGCGGCGTACTTCAAAGACGGCGAAGTTCATGTGTCGGTTCTGCCCGAGTGGCGGCGGCGGTGGGCGACGCGGGGGGTACTGGCGGAACTGTTCGCGCATGAGAACGCCCACACGCGGATCATGCCAGGGCATGAGTATATGTATGGTATCTTCGACCGCCTTGGGTTTAAGGCCCGCGATGACGGCGCGCTGGTGAAAGGCAATTGATATTGGTATCGAAACTGCCATTTTGGGGGCTGGCGTACTCGGCGCAGGCTCCAGTCTGTACGGCTCCAGCAAGGCTGCGGAAGCCCAGCAAAATGCTGCCGCTCAGAGCGCTGCCGCTCAACGGTACGCTGCGGATCAAAGCATCGCCGCCCAGAAAGAAATGTACCAGCAGGGCCGCACGGACCTTGCGCCCTACCGTGAAGGCGGCGTTGCGGCTCAGAACCAGCTCTTGTCTTTGCTCGGTATCGGCGGCGACCAAACCGCGCCGGGGTATGGCCGCTACGCCAAAGACTTCGGCATGTCGGACTTTACGACTGACCCAGGCTACCAGTTTCGGCTTGAGCAGGGTATGCGGGCGTTGAACGCCAGCGCCGCCGCCAAGGGCATGGGCCAAGCCGGTGCGAACATTAAGGGCGCGCTCGATTATGGTCAGAATCTTGGATCGCAGGAATACCAGAACGCTTTCAATCGTTACCAGACCAACCGGACGGCGCAGCTTGCGCCGTTGCAAAACCTGTACGCAGGCGGACAGGCGGCGGCTGCCGGATCTGCGGCGCAGGCCGGGGCGTTGGGGTCGAATCTTGGCAATACCTACACCAATCTGGGTCAGGGTCTGGGACAGGCTGCGGTCGCAGGCGGCAACGCGCAGGCGTCGGGCTATCTGAACCAAGCTAACGCGGTGACGAACGCGCTCAACCAGGGCATGAGTTCGTACATGCAAGGCCAGTATCTGAACCGTTTGGGCGGCGGGAATTCAAACCTGTCTTACCTATCTCCGTCGCAGGGCGGCATGGGCTTCGTTTAAGGATACGACGATGGTTGATTACAACGCCGCGCTTCCGCAACTTCAGCAGTTTCAAGCCCCGAATGTGTTGGCGTTGGCCCAGCAGGCCAACCAGATGCAAGCGGCCAACATGCTCATGCAGCAGCGGACGCGGGAGCTTCAGAAAGAAAATGCTTTGGCGGCGGCGGGCGCTAAGTTTGGCGTCAATACGCCAGAATACGCTGCCGCTGCGGGCGGTATCGACCCCGAAGCCGGGCTTAAAGCGTACCATTATCAAAGCCAGATCGTAAACCAACAGCGTCAGGCATTGGGCGAAGCCCGCCGCGCTAAGTTGGCGGAAATTCAGGCCGACAAAGAAACGATGGAATTGATCAACAAACATGGCGACAATTTTCAAAATGCGTTGCGCGTAGTCGATTCGTATCCTGAAGACCAGCGCGCGGGCGTGTACGGCAAATTGTACGAGGCGCTGCCACCTAAACTGAAAGATCTGTACAATCCGACCTATTCGCCAGAAGCCGTTAATCGCGCAATGATGACAACCGCTGACATCGTGTCTGCGCTTAAGCCCAAGGAACCGCAATATCTTATGGGACCGGCAGGACCTATCGCGATTGACAAGAACACCGGCACGTACGGCGTTGTCCCCGAAGGCGGGGCTGCGTCTGTTGTTGCGGCTCCCGCCGCTGGCCGAGTGGCCGCGCCTGCGGTTGGCGACACACAAGCCATGCGAACCGCGCAGATTGAAGGCACGGGCAAGAACCCTATGTCGTCCGCGCAAGGATTGCATCAGTTTATCGACAGCACGTTTGTCGGCACCGCCAAGAAAGTGTTTCCTGAATTGGCGAACAAGTCGCCCACGGAAATTCTTGCGTTGCGCGGCACCAAATTGGCTGACGGCACCCCCATTGAGTCCGCGTTGGAGCAACGGTTCCGCACGGACAACATCGCGTCGCTGACCAGCGCAGGCATTCAGCCTACGCCGGGTAACACTTATCTAGCGCACTTCCTTGGCGCTGGCGGCGCGCGCAGCGTCTTGGGTGCAGATCCTAGCACGCCCGTGTCGTCGCTTCTTAGTGCCGATGCTATCGCCGCCAACAAGTCTGTGCTGGAAGGCAAGACCGCTGGTGAAGTGGCTGCGTGGGCCGCTAACAAGTTTGGTGGCGAACCCGGCGCGGCTGCGTCCATGACGGCCAGCAACGCCCGTATGGGCGGCGCTCCGACGGGGTTCATGCCTGCGGGCGGCGCGCCCATGTCGCTTGGCGCGCCTACGGTCAACAATGCTTTGATGCTGGGCTTGCCCGGCGCTGCGGCCCCCGCCACCACTAACGCGTTGTCGCCGCAGCCGCAGATAGCGGGTGCGTTGACGCCGCCTGTTACAAATGCGCTGGTTGCGCCTCCTGCGGCTACGCCTGCGCAGCCGCCGTTAACTGGTTTGGCCGCGCAACGAGCGCAGATTGCAAAAGAAAATTTTGAGGCGAAAGGCGCTGAACAGGCGCAGAAACTTGAGATTGATAAACGGTTTAGCGAAGCTGAGCGGGCGCAAGCTCGTCAAGAGTTCGACAAGACGCTTGCCAACATCATCACGCAATACAAGGATCTTGGTGCGAAGGGCATGTTGGTTAAGCCCGGCGAAACCACGTTGGTTAACCGTGCTAAAGCTGCGGCGGCCACGTCTGCGCCTGGACTTACAACGGTGCTTTCGCCGGAACGCGGTGAAGCGGTGTCTACGCTTGCCAACATGCGTCAAACGATGCTGTCCGCGCTTATGGGTGCAACTGGCATGTCGGCGAAGAACATCGACTCCAACGCGGAAATGCGCGCGTACCTCAATTCGCTGTCCAACCCCGGTCAGTCTGTCAAAACGATTGTTGATACGCTCAATAACTTGAGCGAACGGTTTGGCACAAACATGAAATTGAGCGAAGCAGATCTTACGGGGGGAAAGCCGCAAAATCCGGTTTTTGGTAAATCTGCGCCTCCCACTAACATACACGACGCTGCCGATGCTATCCTTCGTGGGGAGGCAAAATAATGGCTACTGCGGACGAATATGCGGCGTGGATCGTCAAGAACGCCGATAAACGTGGGACGCCTGAGTTTGATACAATCGCGGCGGCGTATAAGGACGCACGGTCAAGAGCGGGCGGCGAAGGAATGCCTTCAGGCCGCGAGGCGCAACCAGAACTTTCCGCGCCGTCATCTATAGCAAGCACGATAAAAACAACTGCCGGGGCGGCGCTTCCATACGCGACCGCTGCAACTGCTGGTGCGGCTCTGGGCGCGTTGGGCGGCCCTGCCGCGCCGATTACAGTGCCTGCTGGCGCTATGGCGGGCATGGGCGCGTTGGCGTTGACGGATCTTGCGTCGGGGCTTTACAACGTAGCGGCTACACCATTTGGAGCCAAACCCATACCGTCAGGTTCTGAG